TTGATTATGAGTATGATCAGAATCTTTGAAAAGCTTTCCAAGAAGAAAAAGCCTAATGCCAAACAACGGCAGCTTCAATCTGATTGGGAGGCTATGTTGAAAAAGTATGAATCAAAGAAAGAAGTGAAAATCGAGAAAAAGAAACCACTGAAATATAATCTTGGTGTCCCGGAAGATTGGAGTACTAAGCATCTCCCTTCTGTTGAAACTACTCGCGGCAATGCTACTAAGGGTAATGATAAGGTATATACTGGTGATAAGATTCTCGGCATCGCGGTAATGCATAAGTCGTCGATGGTTCCTATCTTTTCTCAAGAAGAAGCTGTGGATGTAGCTCGAATGAGGCGCGGATGAACACGAATCAAACTGAGCTATCCAATCGCCTCATTGTCCTCGATCGATGGTTTACATATTTTCTCCGAGAGTTCTCAGAAAAGATGGAAACACTCGATAAAAATCATCCAATCAATCGACTGTATACTGACAAATTCAAAGAATATTCCTCTGTGAAAAAACAACTCAACCTATTGAAAATGAAATCGCATGTTTGAGACTCCCGCACAATTCTCCCTCCATATTGAACAATTGGCAAATGAATCAAAGCTCTCATATATTGAGACTATCATTCAGTATTGCGAAGAAAACTCGCTAGAGCCAAGTGACGTAGCCAAGTTCATTAATAAGCCATTGAAAGACAAGATCGAGAATGATTTTCGTGAGCTTAATATGCTTCCTAAGGTTCCCACTCTACTTTTTGACTAATTATGAAACTAAAACTGATTAACTATATTATTGGCCCATCCAAAGCGGATAATGAATTCATCTGGGTAGATTCTGAAAACGATGATAAGGAGTTCAGCCCTATCTTCGCAGATGAAGATACCGCTATTATGTGGCATTCATTGATGCAATCTTATTTCTGCCCTAATAAGAACTGTCATATTCGATGGTATGATTCGAGTGACGTTCTGGAAGAAGCTTGGTTGAGTGAAGGTATGAAATTCTAATGGCTATTTGAAATGGATGGTTTCAGAGCATGCAAGTTGTATATGGCGGTAAAACTCCACTTTGAATCTGAAAAGTATGATGTCTTTGAGACAAATGGTAAAACCAAATATCTCAGGGAACATTATGACAAAAGAAGAGACCGAGTTCTATTTGAGCGACTGGCTAAAAAATTTGCCAATGAGCGGGATCTAATTCAATTCTATGTGGCCAATTTTGCATATGGCAATCCCGATAAAATCTATAGCGGAGACGCCCATGAATATTATGATATCTGGATCAAGCGTAAGCAATCGATGACACAGGTTTTTCGAAATGACCTATCAACAATTTTCTCTAGTCTAGAGAATAAGAAGCTCTCCAGCGATACAATGCTCTCAATTGATAATGGAGATCCAGAACTTTTGTTACTATACTTAGGAGGACACATAACGTTAGAATCAATGGTAATCATTCAAGAATTTGAAAACTACTTGACAAAATGGGAACCGATGATCATGTTATGGCATGAGTATTTTAAGACAATCCAAAAATCCCGAAGATTTGTCAAGTTTGACAAAGATAAGTGTAGTACAATTTACAATCAATTCAAAGAGAACTTAATTGAGCTGAATCATGGCTAAGAAACAAAAACTGAATTACAATGACGATGATGATTTTCTCAATGATCGTCGTAAGAAAAACCGTCCACTCAAGCATTCCCGAAACATTCCAGGGCAGGGCATGAGAGTGATAAATACTTTTGCTGAAGATGATGACGGCGATATCTTTGGCACATATGAAGATTATGACGACAGCGCATATACTTCGTTCATACAACGTTAATACTAAGGAAATACAATTATGGATCTAGCACAACTACGCAAAATGCGCAATACCGATTTCTCAAAGATTTCAAATGAATTTGAGAAGATGGTCAATCCAGAATCAAAGTCATATGGTGACGATCGTTTCTGGAAGCTTGAAGTCGACAAGGCCGGTAACGGCACGGCAGTAATTCGCTTTCTCCCTCGTACTGTAAAGGCTGTTGATGGAAAGGACGTAATGGATGAACTTCCATGGGTTCGTGTATTCAACCACGGTTTTCAGGGCCCAACTGGTCGATGGTTTATCGAGGATTGCCCGACCACTCTAGGTGAATCCTGTCCCGTTTGCGAACAAAACTCCGGGTACTGGAACAGCGGCATCGAATCAGATAAAGAAATTGCTCGTAAGCAAAAGCGTAAGCTAGCTTATATCGCAAACGTCTATATCGTGTCCGATCCGAAGCATCCCGAGAATGAAGGTCAAGTCCGTCTATTCCGTTTTGGTAAGAAAATCTTTGACAAGATTATGGATAAGGCTCGCCCAACTTTCGAGGATGAGGATCCTGTGAACGTCTTTGATCTTTGGGAAGGAGCTGATTTCAAACTTCGCCAACGTAAGGTTGAAGGTTATCCTAACTATGATCAAAGTACTTTCGGCAGTCCAAGTGCTATTGCTGAATCCGAAGAAGATATTCTCGAGATCGTGAATCGTCAGTATCTACTTAAGGACTTTGTTGATCCGAGCAAGTTCAAGTCATACGATGAACTAAGTAAGAAACTTGAAACCGTTCTAAATTCTAAGCCAGTCGGTAGTGCTCGTGAATTTGAATCGAACGACGATGGTGATAATACTACTCAGGTCACCCAGAGCAATACCAGGAAGGTTGATACCAAGCGGACAAGTATTCCTACATCGAACTCTAAAGCGAGTCTCCAAAGCGATTCTGGTGACTCCGATGACGATGATGGTGATACCATGGCATACTTCCGAAATCTGGTCAATGACGACTAATTGAGGATGTGATATAGAACAAAGGGGCCGAAAGGCCCCTTTTTAGTTTTGCGTCATTTTTCACCAACTAAATCTAGATTTTGAGTATTCGCGATAAGTCGAATCAGTATTTTTTGCCGGCGGTCTAGTTACATTATTGGTAGTCTGATTAACATTAGTCGTCGGAGCATTAATAATATTGGGTGCAGACTGCTGAATAACCGTCTTTTCGATAGATCGAAGTTGATCAGACTCTTGATATACTTGCCCACCCATATCCTGAGGTGGTTCAATGGCAGATGGGCTAATTGTCATTGACTGCATGTTGATAGATCGCGATTTTATACTAGATTCCGGAATAATCAAATCCAAATTACGTTCTATGATTTTCGCTTCTTCTATTGTAAATTTTTGACCGCGATCGATTAACCCTTCATAATATTTCTTCTTTTGTTGCTTTTTATCGCCAAAAACATCCCACCATCCAGTAGAAGTATCATATTCTAGCTGTTCGATATCAGACATTTCTGACATTGGTTTAAGACCCTGCCCACCGACAGACTCTTGTGCAATGTCCAAAACTTTTCCAGTTGTTGTTAATTCACCATCTCCATTTTTAATTGACGCCTTTTCTGCCCACTCAGTTGCACCCTTCATTGCTAATAATGGAATTGAAGCAATAGCCATTGGTGCTACAGCCGCAGCACCCATACCACCCAGTCTAATCGCACTACGTCCAATAGATTTTAATCTTGACCCCATAGTAGTTTTTCTGGCAGAACGATCGATGCCGTCTACAAATGTGTCTGAGGTTATTCCAGTATCGGCTTTATCATCTGCTATAGGCGTAATAACTTTGTCCATGGCAGATTTCAGTATAGTTTCAAGATTTTTTAACGGTCTTGTGTTTGCTTCAATCTGTTTTATTAATTCTACGTATTGTGATATAACCAACATTTGTTCAGATTCTTTTTCTGAAACATCCATCGCGGAGGCTTGCATAGATTCTGGTTGTACCGATGGTTTTGGTTCAACCATCGGGATGACTGGCTTGGGTGCCTTTGTACTAGATGCTCTTTGTTCAATGTCTTTCTTTTTGGCCTCTTTCACTTCGCGAGCAAAACGATCTGGATCAGCGGCAGCCAATTCTCGCTCCTGCTGCTGAAGAGTTTTATATAAGCCGGTTTTCTTGATTTGCTCATCGGTATAACCTTCATCATGTTTTAATCGATCAATTTGTTCCATCGTTTTGCCAATTTCGCCGCGAAGGTGATTTTGCTCATGAAACTGTTCGATTTTCTTTTGACGAAAAAGCATTTCACTGAATTGGCCATTTTCATCTTGATATTCTTTTTTCTTTCTAACATCAGCACGAAGATCACCCTTGAGTGTTTTTACCATAGCAAGTTGATCTTCGGCGTATTGTCGCTCAGCGATCTTACGCTTAATCACACCACCAAATAGAGATCGTTCATCGATATCTTCCATTTTGAAATCTTTCAATGGCGAAAAACTAATAAGATTTTTTAGACCACTAAATGCCCCACGATCGCCTAACCCAAGGGCTTCTCGTATACCCGGGATATATCGTTCGCCCTGCATACGGATGGCGGATAATCGCTCATCATCATATTGAATTTCACGAGCGCCCAGGCGCCCAGATCCAGTCGATATATTTTTAATACCCTCAGCAACTTTCTTTAACTGTTCACCAAGTTTAATGATATTCGCGTTAGCGCCATCACCGGTTTTATCTAGAAGACCGTGTTTAACGTATGCGTCAATTCGCTTTAATTCTTCAGCTATAGGATCCTTTTGCCCGGGAACAGTTTGCCGAACTGCCGCTGTTGGGGCAACTGGAGAAGGTTGTTCAAGACCACTCTGTTGAATGACAATCTGAGGGGCAACTTGATTATATGTTGGATCCAGCCCAGACTGCGGTATATCAGATCTTATAGCTTTAGCCAAAACTTTAGCCGTCTGAAGTGATTGAGTCTGTTTTTGTAATAGTCTTCTCATAGTTTTCTACTATTTTCTACCGTTGATTCGCCTGGCGCTCTTTTTGTTTAGCTATATGCTGCATTAAGAGAGCAACATATATTTCTCGTTCAAATGGCAACTGCATTTCCAAATGCTCAATGTCATATCCATGAAACTGCGCCAGAGCAAAGTTCAACTTATAGTAATTGAACAAATCAGCGTGGTGCAGTAAAATTAAAAAAAACTACTTAGACCCTCCAAAAAGCGGTCGTGCTTCTTATTACATACTGGGCAAGTGTATGAAAATTCATATCTTAAACTTGGCATTGTTACAAAGAAATTTTCCACTTTTTCATATTGATCTGACGTTAGATTGTTAAAAAAGTTTTCAAGCTCTTCGCGAGTTTGATCTTGCGGCTTATAAACTTCATCTGAATCATAGATAAAATCAACGCAATCCATAATAACGTCAAGTGAAATATCTTCACCGAGTTTAGCAATTGTTGATAGAGTTGGATACTTCATCTTGATACCAACATCATCAAATAGAGAAATTTTCGTTGAA